AAAGATGGTCAGCGATCCTGTGGTTACTCAGGGGAATTGGATTAAGGATTTATGTGGTGTGGATATTGGTGCCAATGGCGATTAAGAAACCCAAGAAAAAACCTGCAGACCCATTGATCATTCCATTCATTGAAAGGGCACTCAAACACCATAAAGGTGAATGGTCAGGGAAGAGGTTCACACTTCAGGAATGGCAAAAGGAAATTCTGCGTGAAGTGTTTGGGAAAGTGGACAAGCATGGAAACAGGATTATCAGGCAGGTTTACCTTGAGGTTCCGAGAAAAGCTGGCAAAACCACCCTTGCATCAGCCATAGCATTGTGGCTTTTGATTGAGGGTGAACCAGGTGCAGAGATATATTCCGCAGCAGCTTCCAGAGAGCAAGCCCACATCTGTTTTGATAGTGCTAAAAACATGGTTGAAGCATGCCCACCACTAGCTGCAAAACTGCAACCATTTAAAAATACCATCATCTACCCTGACACTAAATCGTTTTACAAAAGCATCAGTGCAGATGCACATACCGCCCATGGTGGCAACCCTCATGGAATTGTGATTGATGAATTACATACGCAGAAATCGCGCGAACTTTATGACACCCTAATGACTGGAACTTTGGCTAGAAGGCAACCACTCTGCGTGATGATTACCACTGCTGGCAGTGATAGAACATCCTTCTGCCATGACATGCATAGTCAGGCTATGAAATGGTTGGATGGAACTATCCAGGACAAAACATTCTATGCAAAAATATTTGCTGCTGATCTCGATGATGACTGGACATCTGAAGCAACTTGGAAGAAAGCTAACCCTGGTTATGGCATTACAGTTAAGCCAGCTTACTTTCACCAGAAGGTTCAAGAGTGCAAAGATAATCCAGCACTAGAAGCTGCTTTCAGAAGGGACCACCTAAACCAATGGATTGAAACTGATGTTAGATGGATTTCCCCACTTAAGTGGGATGAGTGTCAGATACCAGTTCCAGATATGACTGGCAGGGAATGCTGGGCTGGACTGGATCTCAGTGCGACCATGGATATGACCGCCCTTACACTTTTTTTTCCAAGTGAAAATGAGGATGAACCACACTATGTCTTGCCGTTTTATTGGGCACCTGAAGAAGCCGACAAACTGCGAGAGAGGTTAAACCGATTCAGAATTAAGCCTTGGGTTAAGGCAAAAAAGATAACAGCTACCCCAGGTAATCGGGTGGACTATCGGCAGATCAAAAGGGATATCATGGCACTGGGCGAAATCTATAAGATTCAAGAGATTGCTTACGACCCTTGGCACAGTGACCAGATCGTTCATGAACTGTCAGATGATTTTACCATGGTCAAGTTTGGGCAGACCCCTGCCAACCTATCACCACCCACTAAAAAGCTTGAAGAATGGATCCTAGCCAAGCAGATTTCACACGATGGAAACCCTGTTTTGAGATGGAATCTTGGTAACATCAGTGTGAGTCTAGATGATAACAATAACTACAAATTGTCGAAAAAGAAGAGCCGTGATAAAATCGATGGGATTATAGCTTTGGTCATGGGGCTAGGCAGGTGGATGGTTACGGCAGGAGCTGAAACAAAAACTGAAACAACAGGAGCAGGGATTGAATTCCTGTAAATCATGCCATTTAAATCCATCAGATCTTTATTCGCAAACACTGTAAACAAACTTGCTGGATATAGTTTGATTAGCGACTCTGGATCATGGACCTACACAGGCATAAGCACCACTGGCCAGAATGTAAATCAAGCATCATCGATGACCTATAGCGCAGTTTGGGCAGCAGTTCGGGCAATCTCTGAAGGTGTTGCCAGTCTGCCCTTGCAGGTGTTTAGAAGGGGTCATGATGGTTCTAGATCCAAGGCTAATGATCATCCACTTTATAGAATCCTGCACGATCAGCCAAACCCAGAAATGAGCGCACTTACTTTCCGAGAAACCCTCATGGGTCATGCTTTAGTATGGGGTAATGGTTATGCAGAAATAGTCAGGGATAAAAACTCTGGCAGGGTACAACAACTTTGGCCACTTGATCCATCACAGGTAGAACCTGTTCGTGATGAAAAAGGAGAACTGTTTTACAAATACGGATCAGTGATCTTTTTACCCACTGAGATTTTACACATTAAAGGGCTAAGCTTTGATGGGGTCAAAGGCTATAGCGTAATTGCCCAGGCTAAAAATTCAATCGGTCTTGGAATGGCTGTTGAAGAATTTGGTAGCACCTTTTTTGGTCAGGGTGGAAAACCTGCTGGGGTGATTTCGGTACCAGGGAAATTAAATTCAGAAGCTATCCAGAACATGCGTAAATCATGGGAAGATATGCACGCTACTGTTAAGAATGCACATCGAGTAGCCATCTTGCAAAATGGTGTAACCTATCAAACAATCGGCACCCCACCCGATGATGCCCAGTGGATTGCATCAAGATCTTTTCAACTTCAGGAAATAGCTCGATGGTTCAAAATTCCAGCATCTAAAATTGGTGCAGGTGCAGGAACTTACAGCAGTCTAGAGCAGGATAACCTTGCATTCCTTCAGGAGACTCTGCGCCCATGGTTAATTAGGTGGGAGCAGGAAATCAATTTCAAGTTGATCAGTTCGCTGGACCAGCTTTATGCAGAGCATAATCAAGATGCACTTCTTAGGGGTGATACTGCAGGCAGATCAGCATTTTATGCTAGTGCGCTTAGTTGGGGATGGTTATCTAGAAATGATGTCCGAGCATTGGAAAACCTACCACCCTTTGAAGGTGGTGATGCTTATATGATTCCAAAAAATATGGATCCTGCATTTGGACCAGGACAAACACCAGCAGCAGTAGATCAGGCAAAAACTTTAAGCCAGATGCCAACCCCACCCACACCCGATCCAACCCCAGCACCTGCCCCCCAACAAAACACATTTGGCTTTGCTAAGTTGTTGGAAGCTGCCCGAAAGCAGATCAGAAAGATTGAAGCAAACCATCTTGGCCGAATTTCAAATAAGCCTGGTGAATTTATCCCAGCCTTAGAAAAGTTTCTGGAAGCCCATCAGGAAAGGGTGCTAATCATTCTTGAACCCGTCATGGAATTCATTCAGCCAGAATCGGGTGGTGGTGTCCGAGCTGCTGCAGATCATTGTGAAGCATTGAAGGCTGAATGGTTGGATCTTGCTGGAAGCGCAACCCCAAGAAATTTAAAACTTTTGGCCGATGCTAAATTAGTAAACTGGATTGATACCAAAGCTAACTGGGAGAAAGTCACATGGTTAAACTAGAAACACGATTCACCACTGAATTCAGGGTGGAGCAAGATGGTAAAAAGTTAGTGGGTTATGCCGCCAAGTTTAGTCCGAATAGGTCTCAGGACTTGGGTGGATTCCTTGAACAGATTGACCCTAAAGCTTTCACCCGATCACTGGCACAGGGTGCAGATGTTCGCGCACTTATTAACCATGACCAGAACCTAATCCTAGGTAGATCCACCAGTGGCACTCTTAATCTTTCCGTAGACTCTGAGGGGTTATTAGTCGAGATCACCCCACCTGATACCAGCTATGCTAGGGATCTCATGGTCTCGATGAGTAGGGGAGATGTTACCCAGATGTCATTTGCTTTCATCACCAAGAAAGATGCATGGGATAAAGAGGGGGATAAGAACATCAGAACCCTGCTCGATGTCGATTTGCATGATGTCAGCGCAGTAACCTATCCAGCCTATTTAAATACTGAAATAGGACTGAGAAGTCTGTCAAGTTTTTTAGCAGAAAAACAGGAGCAGGAATCAGAGATGCAGAGAAGGGTTAATCAGGTTAAACTGATGAAGTTATCTTCTAGAGCTAAGTCAGGAATCGTAGTATCAGACATTGATAAAACTTTGTTAGTGAATGGAACTCAACCAGTAAAAAAAAAATAGATCAGTTGAATGAGCTTTACAAACTCCATTTGATTTATGTAGTCACTGGAAGGATGGAAAGTCAGAGACAAATTACCACCAGTAGCCTTAAAGCTGCTGGTGTTTTGTTTGATAAACTTTTGATGAACAATGTAGGCCCATCAAAAGAAGAGCAGATCCAATCCAAGAAAGAAAATGTAGAACCAATAGCCTCACAGGTGCTGATGGCCTTTGAAGATAATCCAGAGGCTAAGAAAATGTATAATAATTTAGGTATCCCAAAAGTCATCTGATACGATAAATCCATTACTCTTTCATGAGGATGGAACCATGGGTCATGCTGTTTTTATCGTACTGCACTTTTTAGCATTCATGTGCGGTTTCTTTGGCTTGTTTATTACCATCCCACTTCATGTCATCTACACAGCAATAGAAACTAACAAGGTAAGTATAAAAGTTGTTAGGAAATCAGAACCACAAAATGTTGGTCATTTAATAGGTTTGTGTATTCGGGTGGTATTAA